ACTGGACATCAAGATGTGTTCAGAAATCGCAAAAAGAAACGACACAATAAGAGTAAAAGATGGTTGTTTCCCTGTAGGAAGTGTACTAGGACACAGAATCTATTGTGTCGAACACATAAATACAGGACACTCATTGTATATTACTCTAGGAGAAATAACCCGATGAACATTCTAAAGAAAATCAAATTGTGGCACGAAGATCGCCAATGGCGTCTCCAGACTCACTACAACATGACCGAATACGAGATGACGTGGGTACACAAAGGTATTGGTGTACTGATCGGTATCGCGTTGTGTTTGGTGTTTTAAGGAAATGAAAACCTTTAAACAGATGTATGAAGATGCGATGACCGCAGCAGATGCGGGTATACCTCATGACACAGCAGACATGATGCCTAAGAAGAAACGTAAGACTAAACCACTTACCCGTAACTATATCGAAGTTGCAGGGAAAAGGGTTCGTAGGAACAAGTGAAGACGTACGCACTCCTGATATTATCTCTGATAATGACGGGGTGCGTTGCTGTATCTGGCAACCTCGAAGAGAAGATTGACCTGATCACGGATCAACCGTACTTTGAAATCGGTCTTGAAGTAAGTTACCCTGCAAAGAAGTTCATGAAACCAGAGGAGTGGATAGAGTTCCACCAGTTACCTCCTCGTCATAGAACACAAATGTATGAATATTATAAGGAACGCGAAGAAAATGAAGAAAATATGGCAAGGATTATTAAGGATTGTCTCCTCAAGTTTACATTCGATTGCTAGTCCTATAGTCAAACTTTTTACTAATGAGTGGGAAGTTTTTATCTGGCGGGATGAGTCATCTAAGGCAGAGTACTCTTTTAAACGTATAGATAAGATTAACTCAAAGTGTCTCAAGGGAGTACTGAGTTCAGGTGAGGCGTTTGAAATGAATACTCAACACCCATTTAATTATCAAATAAAAAAGGTCAAATGATGTTTGGAATGTTAAAGATGTTACCCCTCATTATTCTACTTGCGGGCGCAGGATGGGGATACCACACAGTGACTCTCGGGAAAGCCGAGAAAGCAATCGCCCAGTTAGAATCCAATAATGCTATTCTCAAAACAAACCAGATGCAGATGGAACAAGCACTGGAGACTGAAAAGAAGTCTAGAGAACGAGCAGAAAACAACTTACAGAATCAACTCAAGGCAGTAGGAGAGTTGACTGAGAAGTCCAACCAACTCAAGAAAGAACGTGATGAGTACCTCGGTATCTTCAAACGTCATGACATGACCCGACTCGCACGAGTCAAGCCCGGTCTGATTGAACCCCGTATAAACAAAGGTACCGCACAAGTATTTCGTTCTATAGAAACTGACAGTAAGGAGATTGAGAATGCAGACATTAACTAAGATCCTTACGGTATCACTACTAGTATTAATGACAGGTTGTGCAGGTCTACCGTCATGGAATACTGCCCCCATTATTCCGGAACCTGTCATTAAGACTGTAACAGAGTACAAAACTTTAGAGATTTACCAACCGCCTCTTCCACAGGCCATCAATCTAGAGGATGTGCAGTTCTTTGTAATCACGGAGAAGAACAAGGAAGAACAGATCGCTGAACTTGAAAAGTTACAGTCCGGATCGTTCGTCCTGTTTGGATTGACTCCACAAGGTTATGAGAACATGGCGTTCAACCTACAAGAGATTCGTAGGTACATCCTTGAACAAAAAGAAATCATTCTCTATTATCGCAAAGCAACACAAGAAGACGAAGATACTGATAGCGAAGATTGGTTGGAAAAGAATGAAGAATTGTCCTCGGAACAGTTGACAAAAGACTAAGTACAGTGTATACTGTACCTTCATATTAACGTTATTAAAACTACACCGAGACAAACCTATGTCAGTTAAGATTGATAAATCCCGCGACTCCGTCCTTCAAGATTACGCAGTGGGAATGCTAAAGGACTTCTACCTAAACGATAACGAGAAGTCCCCCCAAGAAGGTTATAGACGTGCAGCAATTGCATGGTCAGGCGGAGATGAAGCTCTCGCACAACGTCTATATGATTATGTATCTAAGAAGTACTTTATGTTTGCGTCACCGGTGTTGTCTAATGCGCCTAATGGTAACGGAAAGGGTAAGAGTAAAGGTCTACCCATATCTTGTTTTCTAACATATGTTCCAGACACTCTAGAAGGGTTAATCGATCATACCGCAGAACTACGATGGTTATCTGTGTTCGGTGGTGGTGTCGGTGGACACTGGAGTGACGTACGTACAGTATCTGATGTTGCGCCTGGCCCTATGCCATTCCTACACACCGTAGATGCAGATATGATTGCATACCGACAGGGTAAGACTCGTAAGGGTTCTTATGCTGCATACATGGATATCCACCACCCTGATATCATTGAGTTCTTGAACATGCGTATACCTACGGGTGACGTACAACGCAAGGCACTCAACCTACACAACGCCATCAATATCACCGATGAGTTCATGGAGTGTGTGACGATGGGTCTTCCGTTCAATCTACGTGACCCCAAGGATGCCAGTGTAAAGGATACCGTGGATGCACGTAAGTTATGGGAACGTATCCTTGAGACACGATTCCGTACAGGTGAACCTTACTTAAACTTTATTGACACCGCAAACAGGTATCTACCCCAACCCTTAAAAGATCTGGGATTGAAGATCAATGGTAGTAATCTCTGTAACGAGATCCATCTACCCACGTCCCCTGATCGCACTGCGGTATGTTGTTTGTCGTCTCTTAATTTGGAATACTATGATGAGTGGAAAGACACTACGATTGTCGAAGACCTTGTTCGTATGCTTGATAATGTCCTTGACTATTTCATCGAACACGCACCCGACTCAATTGCACGTGCAAAATACTCTGCTGAAAGAGAAAGATCTATTGGACTTGGTGCCATGGGTTTCCACAGTCTACTACAGAAACACGGGGTGGCGTGGGAATCAGACAAAGCCAGAGAGATCAATCACGTTGTGTTCAACCATATTAACGAAGCAGCAGTGGCAGAGACTGAAAGACTCGCAGTGGAGAAAGGTGAGTATCCAGACGGAATTGGATCTGGTCGAAGAAACTCTCACCTGTTAGCAATTGCACCTAATGCATCCAGTGGAGTAATCCTCTCTACCAGTCCCTCTATTGAACCCCTGAAGGCATGTGCATACACACACCGCACACGTGCAGGTTCGTTCTTAGTAAAGAATGCATACTTGGTGGATCTGTTGAAGACTAAAGGAGAGGACACAGACTCTAACTGGACTTCTATTATCACCAACAAAGGATCGGTACAACACCTACCATTCCTCACTGAAGGTGAGAAAGCAATCTACAAGACTGCACAAGAACTCGATCAGAACTGGGTAATAACCCACGCAGCAGATCGACAACCTTTCATATGTCAAGGTCAGTCTGTTAACGTATTCTTCCCTTCAGGATCTGATAAGACGTACGTAAACCAAGTTCATCTAAAGGCGTGGAGAGAAGGACTCAAGGGTCTATACTACCTACGTACAGAAGCAAAGGCACGTGCAGAGAATGTATCAGAGAAGGTGGAACGTGTTGCCCTACAGGATGACAGACGTACTCTGGTGTACACCAAGAAGAACTGTCCGTTCTGTCAACTCGCAAAAGAAGAGTTGAAACTGAGAGGCATTCCATACGATTCCATTGATATCGAAGATGCAGGTAAGACTGCCGCAGAGATCACTGGACGTAGAGATGTAAAGACTGTACCACAGATATACGTGGAAGGCGAGTACATAGGTGGGTATGATGACTTAATGAAGTGGTTATCTGGAGGTACCCTGCAATCAGAAGAAGGAGAGGAGTGCCGGGCTTGTGAGGGATAATTACTTCGGTGGTAAAAAGAAAGTACGCGGATGGACGATACTGAATGAAGAAAGGTCGGGATCTATACTCGACTTCGTTTACGGTAGATCCACTTGGGACAGTAACTATCTTAGAAAACTAAATAGATTCCTCGAAGGCAATGAAACGAAGAAAAGGGTTGCCATTGATGTTGGTGCATGTTATGGTTTTGTGAGTGAGTTTATGAGTGAGAGATACGATGAAGTTAAGTCGTTTGAGGTCGTAACACCGGTCAGAGATTGTCTTATTGAAAACGTTAATCGTTTTGAAAATAATAACGTTGAAGTCTTCCCCTATGGATTAGGAGAAAAAGAGGGTGAGGTGGATATTTACTTCACCCCCAGCTGGACAGGACATTCTTCTCATTATAGAAACTTAGACATTTATGCTGGTGTTGGTAAGTACGAAAGAATCCTTAAATGTCAGGTTAGAGCGTTGGACTCATTTGAGTTTGAGAACGTTGACTTCATCAAGATAGATGTTGAGGGTCTCGAACTTGAAGTACTCAGGGGTGCAATGGAAACAATAAAACGGTGGCGTCCTGTCATCACTACGGAAATAAACGCCGATGATCCAGAATCAACCAAAAAATGTGTGGAGATAATCTCTCTATTGGAAGATCTGGATTACGAATATCAACGTACAATCGGTTCGGACTTCATATGGAGTCCAAAAGAATACGGATATACCTATGGAACTACAACCAATTAATAGAGGCAGAATAGATGTTACTAGAGTTTAGTAAAACGTACAAACCTTTCATGTATCCTTGGGCAGTTGAACTGACAAAGAAACACGAAGAGGTACACTGGGTAGAGGATGAAGCAGAACTCAGTGAAGACGTTCAAGATTGGAAAACTAAATTGACAGAAGAAGAGAAAGAGTTTGTTACTCAGGTTCTTCGGTTATTTACCCAATCAGATGTACAGGTAGGAGAGAATTATCATGAACTCTTGATACCTAAGTTTAAGAATAATGAAGTACGTAACATGTTATCTTCGTTTGCGAACCGTGAGGGTGTACACCAACGTGCATATGCATTGTTGAATGATACACTGGGTCTTGCAGATGAGGAGTATCATGCGTTTCTTGAGTACAAAGAGATGGCGGATAAGATCGACTTCATGAAGGATGGAGACAGTAGTACTCAGACTGGACTGGCATTATCTCTTGCACAGTCAGTATTTAACGAGGGTATGTCATTGTTTGCATCGTTCGTAATGTTGTTGAACTTCCAACGTTTCGGTAAGATGAAAGGTATGGGTACAATTGTTGAGTGGTCTATTCGCGATGAGACTATTCACGTGCAAGGTAATGCAAAACTATTCCGTGAGTTCTGTGACGAACATCCACGTATCGTAAATGACGAGTTAAAGTCTAAGATATATACTATGGCAAAACAAGCAGTAGATCTTGAGGATAAGTTCATTGCACTCGCATTTAAGGGTAATGACGTTCAGGGTCTCACCAAAGAAGAAGTACGAAAGTACATTCGTCATATCGCTGACAGACGTTTACTTCAGCTGGGATTGAAACCTAAGTTCCGTCAGAAGGATAACCCATTACCTTGGTTGGATTGGGTGTTGAACGGTGCGTCACATGACAACTTCTTTGAGAAAAGGGTGACTGAATACTCGGTCAACGGAATGGAAGGCGACTGGGGTTGGAACGAGGTCGCTACCGCATGAGGATGTACATATGGAATACGAATACGAAATGGTGTGTGGGGTCTGTGATGCCTCCACCACACTAATAGTTAAAAACTCCGAAGAGAAGCCTACCCACTGTCCTATGTGTGGTACACCTTCTCAGGAGGAGTGGGAAGATTAATTGGTTATTTGAAAACCTGCCCTTTGAACCCGATGAAGACTTTCTAAAAGACTTTGTCGGGTTTGTCTATTGTATCACTGATCCTGATGGTAAGAAATATATCGGGAAGAAGTTCTTCTGGTCTACTCGCAGATTACCCCCTCTCAAAGGAACCAAACGGAAACGTAAGGTTACCAAACAGTCTGACTGGCGTGAGTACTATGGTAGTAATGATGCATTGAAGACACTAGTAGAACATCATGGTGGCGACAAATATCATCGAGAGATCCTACGTCTGTGTAAGACGAAGGGAGATTGTTCTTATTACGAAGCAAAGATTCAGTTCGAGAAAGATGTCTTGTTGAGTGATGATTATTACAATTCCTTTATAGGATGTAAAATCCATGCAAAACATCTAGGAGAACCTGATGGCTAACTTGGCCGCTGCTTATTGGGGTCACGATTCCTCAATATGTTTGTACAACGACCAGACAAGAACGTTTCACATAATAGAGATTGAGAAGTTAACAGGAATAAAACACTATAGGGGACATGCAAGAAAAGAAGAACAAAGAGAGATACTAGAGACCGTTTTAGAGATCTCTGAAAAGACTTTGGGTATGAAGAACGACTATGATGCATTCATAATCGGTTCATTCGCTGGACATGAAGATTATTGTAGGGATGACAATCTTTCACTTGACCCTGAAATCGTCCAAAGTATCTTCAACGTACGTAACATCGAGATGCACAAACGTCACCATCGCGCTCATGCGTGGGGTGCATATGCACAGTCCCCTTGGGTAGGAAAGTCCTGTACTGCGTTAACCTTTGATGCAGGTGGAGATGATGGTCACACCCATATGTGGGATTGTCAACCTTGGGTTCTCACGCCCATGAAATGCGGTAACTACGATAGGGACGAAGCACCCCAACCGTGGCCATATTACTTTGGTCGCAACTATAACTTAGCCGCTGGACTAGGTTGTCAAAACATGGTCAGTAAGACCGATTCAACTCTAGACATGGCAGGTAAAGTCATGGGAATGTCTGCGTATGGAAATCGTGATAGTTACCATGCATTCCTAGGTAGAGGTTTGATTAATGAAGATGAAGAAACAACCAACATGGTCAACCCAGCATGGATCTGGTATCGAAGTGTGTACAGCTTATCATCATCTAATATGGCGTCAGACGGTGTCATGCGTACCGGTAAGGAAAATGTAAACGGCAAAGAATGGATAGCTGAGAATCAGAATGAAACCCCAGAAGAGGTTAATCATTATAACTTGTTT